TGCAATTGATGCATTAACAACCAATGTTCTAACAGAAATGTTTGAACCCAATGTATTTTCAGGTGTTATAGATTATCATAGTAATCGAGACCCTGAATTCTTCAAATCGTATAGAATTATCAAATCTGGAAATGTCAGTATGAAAGCTGACAATCTAAGTTCTCAGGCATATGCTTCTCAAAGAAAAGTTCCACTTAAGTTTAGCCAACATTTAAGATACAATAGCGATGCATCGACTATAACTACACAAAATAAGTTTTTCTTAATCTTCACCCAGGATAGGGGTGATAGTAATATCTCTCAAGGTTCAGTTGTATCATTCGCAATGCGATGGTATTACACTGACAATTAAGGTAGCACGGACCGTTAGGTCCCTAATGCACAATTCCCTAAATCGAATGATTGGTAATTGAGGCAATCGATGTTCGACCGCCTCACCCTCGCGGTGGGCGGACAAAGATGGCTTTTTTCCGTCATAAAGAATTTAAAATCACTGCATAATATGCAGTAATTCTAAAAAAGACAAAAATCACAAATATTTGTGATACACCCCCTTTGAGTTTTCATAAAAATCGTTAGATTTCCTTCGGCCGTTTATTCGGTCGTTCGGCCATTCCTTCGGCCGTTTAAGTGGGGGGTTCAGTATTACCCCCCCACTTCTGTGTAAATTATTTATTTAGGCATTCTTTAGGAAATTATTATCTTTAGGGAATATATCAGAATGTCGAGAAATCGGAGTTGGTGCATTACAATCAACAATTTTACTCCAACTGATTGGAGTTGCATTAAATACCTCTTTAAGAGCGCAACATATGCAATATGTGGAGAAGAGGTTGGCGAAACGGGCACGCCACATTTGCAAGCTTATTGCACAATGGCTACCGCACTTTCTTTAGCTGTTATGAAAAAACATTTACCGCGAGCACACTTGCTTGTTGCTATTGGTAGCGACAAGGAAAACCAAGTGTATTGCTCAAAACAAGGTAAGAATATTTACGAGGTCGGAGAACCTCGAGTTGGCCAAGGGTCAAGAACAGATATAACAGAAATTGCAAATAAAATTAAAAATTATGAGATTACTTTAGAAGATTGTATGTTTGAATATCCCGAACTTTATGTTCGGTATTCAAGAAGTTTAGAAAAGATGTTTAACGCAGTTATGAAACCTCGAACGCAAGCTCCCCAAGTTTTTTGGCTTTTTGGAAAAGCTGGAACAGGAAAAACTCGCTTTTGTATAGAAAAGCATAATTCCCATTATGTAAAAGATGGAACCCCCTGGTGGGATAATTATACACAGCAAGAAGCAATTATTATAGATGACTTCGATAATAATATTCCTTATCGCACATTATTAAGAATTTTGGATAGATATGTATATCAAGGACAAGTTAAGGGAAGTTATGTTCAAATAAGTTCCCCATATATTTACATTACATGTGAATTTGAACCAGAACATTATTGGTGTGATAATGAATTAGCACAAGTTAAGCGTCGATTAACTTCTGTGCGAGAAATAATTTAAAAGCTTTTTATATATTATAAATGGCTTTTAAGAAGTATGCTAAGAAACAAGGAAAACGTCTTTTGAACTTTGCGAAAAAGCGTTATGTTAAAAAGGGAGGACCCAATATGGCTAACATCATCAAAGATGTTCGAATGCTTAAGTCATTAGTTAATGTTGAAAAAAAGCGAAGCGATGTATTTACCACGACCGTCAATATAGGACAGTTAAATGGTGTAGGCATTTCTGGCGCCCAATGTGTTAGTATAACACCTACTATCGCACAAGGTTTAACCGGTTCCACACGTAATGGAAATAGTTTGAAATTAGTTAGTGGATGTTTAGATATGCAGTTCGCTCAACAATCCAGTTCTACGAATAATATAAATATCAAATGGTTTATTGTAATGAAACCAGATAATGCAATTGATGCATTAACAACCAATGTTCTAACAGAAATGTTTGAACCCAATGTATTTTCAGGTGTTATAGATTATCATAGTAATCGAGACCCTGAATTCTTCAAATCGTATAGAATTATC